TTCTAGGAAACGGAATAGGAAATTAAAGTGAGTGACAAAATACTAGATGAATATATTACTGCTAGTCTATTAGGTTCAGGCCATGCTGCTGTTCACCGTGTTTTAGTATTAGAAGAAGGTGAAAAGGAAGCATATTGGGATATTCAGCAAACTGGTATTGGAAGATATCGAACTTCTGATGAGGCCATAACAGAAGCTAAACAGTGGGCGGAATCAGAAGGAATTAGATATGAGTGAAGTAGATGAACGCACGATAGGCGAGACTAACATCCAAGAGATTGTAGATATTCCTATGGGTGGCAAGAAGAATGTCATCCTAGATGCTACAGTTCTATCTACTTTGATGAATTGTCCACGCCTCGCGGACTTTAGATTTAATCATAATTTCATGTCAATTGGGGGTAAGTCCAATTCACTGGAATGTGGTTCGATAACTCACGTCTTTACGGAATATTATTATAAGTCCATCATCGAGAGACTCAAACGTGAGCAAGCTTTTGGGTTTGGAATTGCAGCGGCTGAACTCTATATTAGAGGATGCAAAGGATGCACGGAATTTGTTGCTTCTCAAGAGCTTCCTAAACCAAGTTGCGGACATAAACCAAATGAATTCCCAGGAGTTCACAATACTCCTAAGGATTCTGAAGGTTCTAAAACAGGATGGCAGTGGGTCTTAGATACCTGCGACCAATATCACAACTTCTATAAGAATGACCATTGGGAACCTCTTGAAGTTGAAGTAGTTAAGGGTAAGGTATTGTATGAAGATAATGAGGTCCGCATACTGTGGAAAGCTAAGCTCGATTTAATCTCCGATACGAATCAGGCAATAGACCATAAGACCATGAAGCAGAATCGGAATACTAACTCAATGAACAGTCAGTTCATGGGTCAGTGTCGCATCATGGATACTCAACAAGTTATCATCAATAAGATTGGGTTTCAGACGACACTTAAACCGGACGAAAAGTTTAAGCGTCTCCCCATCTGTTATAGTCATGCTCGGCTTATCGAATGGCAGAGTGAAACACTCCCATTCTACGCGAAACTCCTTCTCATGTATGCGGAAACGGGTCATTTCCCTCCGAATTACTCGAATTGCGAGGGAAAGTATGGTAACTGTGCTTTCTATGAGCATGTATGTAGCCATGACCCTGATGATAGGGAGAATCAGATTAAGCTACACTTCATGATTGGGCCAACGTGGAATCCACAAAATGACGATGAGGTTATTTAATTTAGGTCACTTTCGTAAACTATCTATGCAACATCGTAGGTGGTTACGTCGCCGAATTAGACGTGATAAAAGGAAATATGTATGATTGAAGTACTATTAGGTCAGAGTATCGACCTTGAAGTTGAACCTAATCCAAATGGAAATCCATATTTAGTTCTCATAATTAAGTATGGGATAAAGACAACTGGTTCAATTGTTTGTTTGAATAGAGTACAGACTGAACGACTGATAACTGAACTTCAAGTCAAATTGAGGGACTTAAGTGACTAAAATGACTGTTTGTCCTAAATGTAAAAGTCGTGCAACTAAAATATTGAATCTCATGACTGGAATATTAACTTGTCAAATATGTGGTCATACTTGGCATCCATTTAAGGAAGATTAAGAGACCCCATCATCTCATACACGAGTCGTAATCGGCCAACGGTGAGATATATTTCAGGTGGGGTCTCTTAAATGGATAAACAACTAGAAGACGATGTTAAAAAATTATTAGGTTTACCACCTTATAATCATCCATCTAATTACTGTTGGAATGATAATTATTATGCTCATTCATTGAATAGCAAATATGGTGAAATTGCTGTTAGTAAAATGATAGAAAAACTAAATAAAGAAAAATAAATGACTAAAGACTATTACGTGGAAGTAAAACTAGCTAATAAGAGATGGACTCTTATCTCAACACATAAGCGTCATAAAGATGCTTTAGAGTATGTGGCTAGTAGAAAGCCAGAAAAGTATGCATTACGGGTAGTGAGAATAACCAGAGTTGTAGTATTTGAAAGTGAATAATGGCAAACAATCCAAATGTAGCTAATCACCTACATAAATATAAGAAGGTTGATATTGCCCGAAAGGGTGATAAAGAGTTTCTTGTATATAAGTGCATGAAGCCGGCGTGTTCACATTACATTCGTATGGACCTCGTGGAAGGTAAGGAATGTGAATGTAACCGCTGTGGTGAGCTAATGTTCATCACTAAGGAAACACTAGTCCATTCAGGTGGTAAGCCAATGGCGAGGCCACATTGTAACAATTGTGTCAAACGTAGAAAAGTTCCCGAGATTGATGCTATTGCTGCATTCTTAGGGAAGAAAGGTGCTTGATGTATACTAATCGAGCACTAGCTGAAATAATAGTCAAAGAAATATTGTATAATCTCAAGGATAGACGAGGATTTCGTCACTTACTTGAAGAGATTGCAATGGACAATGAAACTGATACTGAAATGAAACTTACTTTGATTAGTGTAACAGAGCAAGTCCTCTCATTAGAAAGGTCGAAGTAAGTGAATCTCGGAACAGTTCAAGTAGACGCTTTGTATGCGATGCTAAAAGGGGAGCCGGGTACTCGCAAATCAACCTGTGCCCTATCATTTCCTACACCACAATTTTGGATTTCAACTGATAGGAAGATGGAAGCATTAGTTCTACCCGCCAAGAGATGGGGTGTGGACTTAAAGAAAGTAGATTATGAGGACTATACCGATTGGGATAAGCCTAAAGCTAAACTTAAATCATTCCAATTGAATTGTCCTTATAAGACAATCATCATCGACTCTATTACTTCTATTGGCGATAACATGACGGGCCAAGTTAAGAAGAATAAGGGTAAAGAAGGTGGTGGTAAGACTATTGGCAATATTCAGGTCAATGGACTGGAAGAATATAATGCCGAGTCTGCTGCCTTTCAGGAATTAATTGAAATCACCAAAGATATTCATTCCTATCATAAGGTGAATGTCATTCTCATAGCCCATGTGGTGGGTCAACGTAAGAATGATGATGCGAATAAGCTTACACATCATTCGCGAGTTATCATCACAGGCGGAGATAAGATTAGTGGTAAACTCGCGTCATATATGACCGAAGTATATCACTTTAATGTTAAACCGGGCTTTGCTGAAACAGATGAGGGTGAGTATGGTCTATTCACTTCCCATACCGGGAATGACTACGCTAGAACTTCACTCCCACTAGAAAGGAATATTGCATTCAATAATCAGCCACTTTATGAGAAGTGGATTGCACCTGCCATCAAAAAACTCAACACTGAACAACCTATTCAAAGGATTATCATCCCAACAACTACACCTAATGTAAAATTGGCACCTGACAAAACACTCAACAATCCATTCGTCAAACCGTAAACAGTAACAGACTAACTCAGGAGAATCTATAGTGCCTATCATTGAATTTGGTGAACGTGACCTTCGGCGCGGTGAAGTTATCGAGCCTGCGTGGTATCGTGTCAGAATCGAAACTGTGGGGGAAGCTCCCGCAAAAGCGTCCGAGAAGGGTCCGTCCACTAACTATCCCGTAGAGGGGACTATCCTTTTTAACGGTGATACGGGGGACACGAAGTATTCTAACTATCCCCTTGATTGGAACTTCAACTCGAAGGCTGTTGGCTTCGCGGTTGGATTCCTCAAAGCGTTTGGTGTAGAAGTGAAGTCTGGTGTTCGCATCGACCTCAAGTCTGCGGAGGGACGTGAACTGGACGTATTCGTCGAAAACGATACGTGGCAGAATCGGCTTGTGAATCGCGTTAATCACAAGTATCGTGCGCCTAAGCCAGAAGTCACTGCGGTTCAGAGCTAATACATTATCTGTCCTGACTCTATTGCGTCGTATCAATACCAGTCTGCACAATAGTGAGATACGGCAAGACCGCCAATAGGAGTATGCGTAAATCGCTCAGTCCTATTAAAGGCTTATAGGTGGGGCAGATAACTTTTCACAACTAGTAACATTGACACAGGAGAATAGAATGCTTTATTTTGCAGATAGTGATGAGACTTCCGGCGAACCAGTTGACATGGACAAACTGAATAAGGTTGTCGATGATACTGATATCGACGAAGATGCTGATAATGAACCCGAATCAGACCTCGAAGATGACGATGATGTTGAGGATGTTGAGGGTGAGGAACTAGACGAAGTTTAGACAGATTCATTAATTGACTTGAATGAAGTCTATGTAGTCCACGTGGATACATAAACCTAGATAGCTCTGTTGGGAAGGGCTGATAGTCAGTTAATGATAGGGACTCTCTCATACAGTTCATGTAACTAAGTGAGGGAGTCCCGCCTTTTAATTTAACTAACAGGAGACTGACTTGAATAAGAAAAAGAATGGTAAAACTACTAGCTTTGCCCCACGCCTCGCGAATGGTGACATTCGAGTAGTGGACCGTGGTAGATTACCAGATTCCATTAAAGAGGGTCTACGCGCAATCGCGAAGGCTGAGGGTAAGTCAATGTCATGGGTCAAGGAAGAAGTTATTATTGATTACTTCAATCTCAAACGACCCAAATATAAAAAGAAACTGTCTGCCCTAAAAAGAGCATAAGGCAGGGTGCTCCATTAGAATATGTATCTTCTGTGTTGAGGCAGGGGATATATGATTAACGTAGAAATAGTAGGTGTCAACATGAACGGTGCATTCAAACAGTTCTTTGGAAGTAAGGATGATAATAGTCCTACTCCACAAGGACCAGAGGGTGATAACTCCCCTGTTAAACCTGATGAAAAAAGGGTGAGGGGAAAGATTATTAAGGTATCTGAAGATGGATGGGGATTCATCTCATCTAAGGATATCAAGTTTACCCGTATCTTCTTTCATTGGACTTCATTGAAACAAGACACTATGAAGTTCACTGATTTGAAGAATGGAATTAGAGTCGAATTCACTCCAGTAGATGTTGAGGGTAAAGGTGTTCGCGCAATTAAGATTCGCGTGATTACTGATGAACCTCCCACTACTCCTGCTGCTTAACTAGAACTAATGGCTGGCTCATTTAGGTGGGCCAGTCAACTACACAGGTATCCCTAACATACTAATAGCCTCGTGACGCCGGAGGTGTGGAATGAGTTTAACTAAAGCACAGTGGTTGGAAATCTACGAAGCCGCGAAGAATATCGATAAGCAAGCTACAGGATTGATTAGTGGACCTAAGAAGGTCATTATATTGAGAGAAACAACAAAGATTAAAGGCTTAGTCCAGAAAGTAGTTGGACAGTTAGAGTAGAGGGTAGTTATTTGACGTTTCTCGAAAAATACCAAATGGAGACTACGTGGCATGGTAGGGTGTATGTAATGGAAATCTATCACCTTACCATGTCTCATACTAAAGAGCGATGGACTATCAGTCAAACGGCTCAATATTTTGAATGTAGTATAGGTTTGGTATCCGAGAACCTTAAATTAGGCCACGCGATTCATAACAATGAAAATCTAATGAAGTGTCAGTCGAGGCAGGAGGCTTTAAAGAAACTCAATGGCTATCCGAACACAGCCAAGACGCGATGATATCACTAGTCCAAATATAAAGGACAATCAAACGTGGAATGATTGTCCCTACTGTTTTAAATATTGGCCTGATATAATAGCTACTCCCGGACTCATTCATAGGACTAGGCTGTGTGATGACTGCATCAAAAAAACCCATCGCATTAATCACTGATTCAATCCCATATGCTGTTCATTGGGCATTAACTAATTTCCGTGGTGAAGTTGATAGCTACACTAATGGAAAACGTCGAATTACTCTAAAGAATGGACAGGAATACATCATCTGTTCACAACCTGAGCATCTGTTAGCAGTAGAAATATCTGATTTTAAGCATGTAGGAGGTAATATTAAACCCCCGTCATTTATGATAAATATGATTCGATTAGCTAAGGAGAGGATGAGATGATTATTAATTTTAAAAAAGATGATGGATATGAAGTCATAATCAATATGAATAATGTCACTCATATCATACCAAATGTCTCTGGTGGGGGATATACAATTTCATTTATTGATGATAATTACATGTATATCTCATGGAAGGAATTTGAGAGACTGACTAAGGCAATAGAAGTTCATGGGGGATAGTCATAAACACGAATGGGTATGTAAAGAAGGTCCAACAGGAATTCTTTATTACTTTTGTAGAATTTGTGGATGTAAATGACCGATAAAAAGTATATTCCCGGCGGAGGCCCATTAGGAGCAAAGCTAATGATTATTGGCGATTGCCCTAGTCCGCAAGATATAGCTGCTGGAAAACCATTCATCGGAACAGCAGGTAAGCTATTAGAACATATGCTTATCGATGCAGGAATGCGTCGAAATAACTGTTGGCTAACTAATGTCTCGAAGTATGAAGTCCCACCAAATACT